TTCGTGTCGTTGTTCGCCCCTTCCTTGTAACCAACATCCTTGGAAGCGGCGGCAATCATCGCGTCAGCGGTAGAAGCCATGGTTTTCCCTTCGATAGAAGACAGTCCCCCAGTAGTAACTAGGGAGTGGAAAGCCCCCGGGACCAGGTCCACGGGGGCTATCACTTACGGATTTTCGGAAGTGCCTACAGGGACGTGAAGCACCCGTTAAAGCCAACCCATGCAGGCGTTGACTTCGTCTGGATGCCGTACAGGCGGAGGTATCCGGTAGTGGTGATGTCCATCTTGAGCGTGATTCGCTCCGACCCGGAGTCAGAGCACGGGACAGAGATGGTCCGCAGAGAAGCCGGGCGGGCAGTCGTCGGCAGCGCCGTGGTGTTCAGCTCAAAGTAAGACGGCAGCGAGGTGGGGTAAGAGCTACGGCTGATCCCGCCGCGAAACATAATCGTGTCTTCGCCGTACATGTTCACAACGCGGTACTGAAAGGTGCCCTGTGAGTTGCCGTTGTTGGTCCAGCCGGACGCTAGGCCAACGCTCTTCCACGTGTTCGTTCCGTACCCGAAGGCCACCCACGCCGTACCGTCGTACACGTCCAGCCGCCCAATGTCCTTGAGCCACGTCACCATTCCGGCAACCGGCTTCTTGACAGTGGCACCACGGACCACAGCGGAAGCGAAGGTCATCACAACCTTCGGGGTAAGCCCGTCAACAATGCCCTGCCCCAGGGTCTGAGCGTTGGGCTTGTCAGTCAGGGTGGGGTACGTAACGCCCTGCCCGTAGGAGTCAGTTAGCGGCATGGGTGGGTCTCCTTAGTAGTCAGTGGCAATCCACCCGAAGGTGGTCACGCTGTCAGTGGTCCGGCGGGACCGAAGTTCAAATGCCATGGTGCTTACGCTGGCAACGGACCAGTTCAGTTCAGTACCCCCGGAACTGACCGAAGAGATAGGCGTTGCAACCACGGTGGGGGTGCTGGAAAACGCCTTCGGGAACGTCACGCTTACCGCTGTCCATGTGCCCGTGGTACCGCCCGAAGTGGGGGTTGTGGCCGAACCGGTCTGAATCCTGGGGGTTGTGGTGGTCCGCAGAGAACCGATACAGACCCACCCACCAGCGGAGCGCAATAGCTCAACGCTGTGCCCCACGGCAGGGGCCTGATAGCTGGACAGCACGCGCACGCTGGGGTACGTGTCGCCAGCCCTGGTTACGTCAACGGTGCCATCTGAGTTGACCACGCTGACCGTAGCCATAAACGCGTTGGACTCAAGGACACCAGACCGCTTCACGGCATCCACAGACGCGTTCAGAAGGCCATCTAGTCCGCTCATGAGGATTCGTCCGCCTTCCCGCTCACGGTGTTGATAGTGAAGCCCCCATTGCCCACGCTCAGCGGGATGGAGAAGCTATGGACCACGTGAATCTCAGGCAGGGCGGCAGCCCCGTAGTTCACGCGGATACGGTCGCCAGCGTCTAGCGCGGCATTCGGGACGGCTTCCAGAGTCACCGTGCGGTTGGGTGCCCGGTACTTCGCCAGCAAGGCGTTAGCCGTCGCCTGAGCCTGGTTCGTAGTGGTCACCAGGGAAGAGCTGTAAGCCTTCGTCACCTTGCCGAACGGGCCCCCGTAGTACAGCGGGTCACTGGTGCTGGTGATGGTGGCCGTGCCCCGGACGGCAGGCTTGTTGTCAGCGCTGTTCTCCCCGGTAACGATCACCCGGTTGTAGACGCCATCCGCCGTCAGTTCCATGTTGGCGCTGACCATGACTCCGGCTTCACCCGCTGACACGTCCCAGACGGGCGTCACAGCCACGTTGAGGGGGTCCGGGATATCTACCAGCCGGAAGGTCCCGGCAGCGTCACAGAACAGCTCACAGCCCACGGAGTCAGCCACCTCACGGAAGCTGGTCCACGTGTCCGTGTTCGCATCCCACGTCTTCGTAGCCAGTGGCGTTGAAGCCCCCAGGGTCGACGCATCAACGAACGAAGCGCCCGGGATCACGTTGGGGATGAAGTAACCCAGGAAGGCGGCAGCGTTGGTATAGCCCTTCGTGCTGGTGGCAGAGTCCCACAGCGCACGCTTGAGCAGGATCTCAAGACCACTCGCCTGAATGGACAGCGGACCCGTGTGAATGTTGCCGCTGACACTGGTGATGACGAACATCCCGGCGGGCACCCGCTCAACGGACCCGTCTAGGTACTGAATTCCGGTCTCAACGTAAAGGCGCTGCCCGTAGACAGCGAACTTGTCCGTGGCATTGACCGGGAACTGTGCGGGATCAGCAATGGAAAGGGACAGTGACCGCCGAACGTCACTGCCCCTATCCACGCTTACCGACCCGTCCGTAAAGGCAATGTCCTCAGCAACGATGCTGCCGTTGTAAATGACATTGATCTTCGTGGAAAGACCGTGATCCGTTGTCAGTGCCGGTAGCCACTTCGAGCTAACCGACTGCATGTCACCCCTCAGTCAGGACCGAAGTCCACGTTTCGTGAGCGTTGAACAGCTCTTCCCACGTGGGGTAAGCCGTGCTGTCCATGATGGTCTGCCACGTGTTCGCGGCGCTGCCCTGTAGACCGCCGTCCGGCCGGTCAACCTCAGTGATTGCCAGCGTCCAACGCCAGCCAGGAACACGGGCGTCAGGGTCCAGCGGCTCAACGTCCACATCACCAATGGACACGTACAAGTTGCCCTCAATCCCGTAGCCGGGCATGGCTTGCACCAGGGCAGCCGTGCCAGCGTCAAGGAGTGAGTCAAACAGGGCGTTAGCTTCCGGGTCCCAAATGAGAACCGTGATGCTGGACGTACGCCCGGCACGCGCCCCCGTGATGTGAACAGGGTTCTTCCGGCCCACCACGTCATAGCGGGTAGACCGCGCTGCCCGGGACCACTTCAACGGCGCTTCCATCATGACCGTGGTGTTCAGCGCTGGCACACCCGGAGACTTGAACCAGGCGTAATCAGCATCCACCAACGTGGGAGCGTCGACAGTCTGAGTCAGGATGCGCGGGCCCTTCGTGGCACCCGTGCTACTGGTCCAACTGACCGAATACCAGACCTTCGACCCTAGGGGCGCTTCGTAGTCCTCAACGACCATGGTGGAGTACGGGTTAGGCGCTAGGTCCCAGGTGCGCCCGTAGGCACGCATGGAAGCCGCCTTGCCGGACTCATCCATTCGCGTGATGGTCACGTTAGACGCGCTTGAACTGACGTCAGGAACGTAGTTCACAGTCAGCGTGATACTGCCGTCTTCATTGCTGGTCACTAGCGTGTACTCGGCAACGGCTTCCATCAGGGTGACGTTGTCCGCCCACCAGTAATCCACTAGCGGGTTATCGGAGTTGACCTCAAACCCAACCTTTACGAACGCGGCACCTTCCGGGCACGTGCGCGTCTCAGAGTTGATCTGAGCCCACCAGTCGGCAGCCTGTTCAACGGCATAGAACTGGTCAGGGTTGTCAGCTAGGAACAGGTTCCCGGCAGCGTCATACCAGTCAACACGCGTGCGAACAGCGCTGGTTACCTTCTGCGCCGGATCAGTGTTGTGCCGGAAGATGGTTGCCTTTACCTGGTAGGTGGTCCCCGGAGTCACAGGCACCAGCCGGTCAAGCGTCACGGTGGACGTACCCGGGGCAGCCTGCACCAGCTTCAAGGCAAAGTAGCCGTCAGTGATGGCGCTGGTGATCTGAGTCATGGACACGGTTCCGTTGTCCACCAGCCACGGAGGTAGATAACCCTCAGTGCTGTACTCCGCGTAACTCAGAAGGTTCCCGGCAGGGTTGGCGGACGCGTAGAGCTGTGCATCTTCAATGACGAAGACCTGCCCGGCAGCCGTAGCCTGTGGCCGAAAGAACACCTTGCACTGAGTGGCATTCACGCCCGTGGGCGCTGTAGCCGTAATGCCAATCCAGCTCGTGACGTTCACGCCAACCGAATAGGCAGTCTGTGTAACCGGGCCAACCTGGTTCCATGCAGCGTCATACCAGCGGAACTCTGCATACCAGGTGGTTGCAATCGAAGGCGAACGGGCCAGCGTATAGCTGGTGTACTCCTTGCCCGGGATGATGTTGATGAAGCTGTTAGTTCGGATCTCCTGAGACCCGGCGGCAGCGGAAGTCAGCTCAAGGGCGTAGAAGCCCATCCCGGCG